AAAACCAGATGGCACTGCTCTGTTGTTGAAGAAGTCGTCGCCAAACGTCTCGGCCGCGATCTGTCGGCCGATGGTGTGCCGTGCGTAATCAACCAGGCTGAGTCCGCCGAGGTCGTCGAGCGTCAGCCCGACCAGGTGGAACATGTCCTGCCGTGGCACTCGCTCGAGGCGTCCGCCTCGGTCGTCCGGGTACTGCACCAGGTACACCACGCGGCCGGCTTCGTGCTGCGGCTTGACCCAGTCGCGGTGTAGCCACTCCATTTCCTGCACCTGCGAGCCACGCCAGACCACGCGCGAGTAACCGTTGCCGTATAGCAGCGCGTGACCGAGGATCCTCGCGATCCAGAGATTGGCCGTCATGCTTCCGACCGAGCGACGCAGCAGGCGATAGACCGGGTGATCCTTCGCCCGCTCCTTGCCGCCGTCGGTGGTCTCGCGGTAGGTAAGGAACGGCAGGCGACTGACGTCGCTGGTGATGACGTCAATGGCCTGCCAGACAGGCGAGACCGTGAGGCTCGACTGCGCGGTGACACGCACGCCACTGGCACTCTCCGTGCCTGCGCCGAGGTACTCTAGGATCGTCTTGCCCGTGAGCGGTACCGCCGGGTTTTGGATGGCGCGGCGCTCTCGTTGCTTCTTTCGGCTCATCGTTTACCCCACCACAATCGGCCCGCGTTTCTCAAATACACTCGGCCCCTTACGCTCGTCAAACAGCGCCTCGCGGTACGCCATCAGCACTGCCACGAACGGGTCGATCTTGTCGCCGCTTCGTTTCTTGCTTGGCATCACCAGCTGCTTCTCGCTGCTCGCGGCCATGTGCTCGATCACGTTGCCAGCCGACCATGCCAACACGCTGTCGCCACCGTGTGCGATGCGTCCGTCCGACAGCGCAGACTTAAACGACATGAACGGCTCGTGGTACACCTCGTGCGTCTGGTTCACAGCGAACGTCTTGATCTTGAGCGTGTTGACGCAGGTCAGCCCAAACTCCAGCGCGTTGAACTTGTCGTACGCCAGGCTCTTGATCTTGTGCTTGGCGTGCATTTCCTTCAGTCGCGTGTACATCGGCTCGGTGTCGGTGCACTCCGACTCGCTCACCCATACACGGCCGCTGCGAATCCATGACGCGAACGGCTCACGCGACAGGTCACGCTTGGTGCCGCGTGGGATCCAGACGTCGGCCCACACTGCGTACCGTCGGCGCTTCGTTCCGTCCGCTGCGGTCGTCCACTCCAGCGGTGCGCAGTAGCCGATCGCCGAGAAGTCATCCTGCCAGCCAAGGTCCACGCCCACGTAGATGTTCTTCAGCGTCGACAGGTCCGGCAGGGCATCCGCTCCGCGTGCCCACGCCTCCTCGGTGAACGCTCGGTTCTGCGTGTACGACAGACGGTTGCAATGGTAGCGCCGCAGCTCGTGCCGGAACGCGGCGTCTTCCTTGGCCCGTATGGCAAGATCGCGCAGGTACTCGACCTTCACGATACCGTGTTCCAGCATCGGGTTGGCTTTCGGCCAGCACGCTTCGTCCAACTCGTCGTCGTCCTCGTCGATCTCCGCGATAAACACAAACAGCGACGGCACGTCAAAGGCGTCGTCCTGGTTGACGCACTTCTTTGCGATGTCGTACTGCTGCTTCCAGATCTTGCTTTCCTCGCTGCCCGCCGTGGTGATCGTCACCGCCAGCGGCTGGCGACGCTTGCCCAGCGCCGTCTGCAGCTTCTCCATGAACTCGCGCTGGTGTTCCTTCCAGGCGTGCAGCTCGTCACGCAGCAGCCCGTGGATGACATAGCCGTCTGCACTCTTGGCGTCGCTCGACAGCGGCAGGAAGACGCTGCGGTTGTCGCTGGCAAACATCTTGTCCTTGTGGACGTCGATGAACGCTCGCAGCTCCGGCACCGCCTCGACAAAGTACTTGGCCGCCTTGAACGACAGCGCCGCCTGATCGCGTTTGACGGCTGCCGTGTAGACCTGCGCCTGTGGTTCCCGCGGCGTGTCGCACGCGAACAGCAGCAGCATCAGGGCCGCACCGAACGGCGTCTTGCCGTTGCCGCGTCCGACGCTGATGAACGCTTCCTTGTAGCGACGATAGCCCGTGTCCTTGCGAACCCAGCCGAACAGATTCCAGACGATAAAGGTCTGCCACGGGTACAGCTCGAACGGCCGGCCAGCATACTCGCCGTCGGTGTGCGCGAGCAGCGGAAAAAAATCGCAGGAGGCGTTGGCCAGCTTCTCGTCGAAGCAGAACGCGAACCCTTCGCCCTGGGCCGCTTCGCGATCTCGCAGGTATCGCCGTACTGCGTCGCGCTCTGCCTTGCCCGCCACGCGCGCACCAGTCGACACTGCGTGGCAGTATTGCTCGACGGCCTCGGCGTGTTTGGTTTGCGTGGCGACAATCACCCGACGACTCCATTAGTCAGTTGCTGTTTGGCTTGCAGGAACGCTGCAAACGGACTGACGCTTTCCTTCGGTGCTCGCGGCTTGATCTTCCTGCGGTCGCTTGGCGTCAGGCCAAACTTGGCTGCCACCGTCACGAACTGCTGGTACGCTTTCGCCTTCGCCTGCACGTTCTTGTGGTCTGGCAGTTGTTTCGCCCAGTAGCGGTACTCCTGCCACCATTCGCACATCGCGGTTAGCTGCGGCGTGTCGAGGTTGCCGACGATATTCATCTCGACCAGCTCGGGGATTGCCTTGTCCCACAAATCGTAGCCGTCCTGGTTCAGGTGCTCGGGCCTGACCGGATCGCCGCTCGCCTGCGGCACACACTCGGGCCTGCGGTCGGCGCTGTACTTTTTCAGCAGGTGTGCTGGCTGCTTCTTTCGTCCGCGTGTCTCGCCCATCACTCACCTTGCCTCGTCTTCAGTGCGTGACATTTCCTGCAGAGTGTCTGCAGATTGTCCTCTCGGTAGAACAGGTCCGGTCGCTGGTCGGCCGGCAGGATGTGGTCGACCTGGTTGCCGACCTGTGTCTTGCCCTGCCGCAGGCATTCCTGGCACAGGTGCCCGTCGCGTCGCAGCACCACGTTCCGCAGCTTGGCCCACCGCGACTCGAAGTATCGGTGCCGCTCCGGGTTGGTCCTGCGACTTTCGGTTGTCCTGGTGCCTGCCTTAGCTTTCACAGCGCAGGGTTCCTCGACCGCTGATCGTTTGTCCGTCGCTCGTGCCGATCGTCACCAGCAGGTCGTACCGCGTGCCTGCCACCAGGTTGCTGACCGTGAAGTGTGCCGCGTTCCGATCTTGCGAGGGTAGCAACGTCGAGGCTGTCAGGCTGTTGCCGCTCAGGTCGGTAACGCTCGACACGCTGCTCACGCCGGTGCCAGGGTTTAGGACGTTGCTGAAGTCCATTGCGACCACGCCGGCGAAGTTGCTGGCCAGTGTCAGCACGTTCGGGGCGTACCAGTCGCTGCCATCGCCGAGAAGCGTCCACGTGCGTGCGCCGCTGACGTAGACCACCGAAGGCGGGCTGGGCACCACCGCCGCCACCGCCGCAAGGATCTGGTTCTGCTTCGCCAACGTTGCATCGCCACCGCCTGCCCAGTTGCCAGGGTGGTTGGTCGTTAGGACCGAGTCCACCTGAGCGGCAATCACACCAGCTGTCGGAATGTCGGAGACCTGCGCCACAGTCGTGCCGATCTTGTCGGTCTTCGCTTTGACGGCTTGGACCGAGGCCTCCAGCGCCAGCGTTCCTGGTGTGACCGTGACGTTGGTCGTGCCTGCGTTGAAGGTGGACCTTGTGCTGACTGCCGCGTCGAGGTTGTCCAGCTTGAGGGCACGGGCATCCGAGAGTCTGCTGGTCAGCGTAGACGTGTTAGTGGCCGCCGAGGTGGCCTGCGTGGCTGCGGTGGTCGCCTGCGTCGCCGCCGTAGTGGCCTGAGTCGCCGCTGTCGTGGCCTGCGTGGCAGCGGTCGTGGCTTGCGTCGCGGCGGTGGTGGCCTGGTTGGTCGCCGCCAGCGACTGCGCCACCGCACTGCTGATGGTGGCGTCGAGCCGGTCTAGATTCGTGGCGCGGCCAGTCGTGATCCGGTCGACCATGGTCACCGCGTTGGTCGCTGCGGTTGTCGCCTGCGTCGCCGCAGTCGTCGCCTGGGTTAGCGTGCTGCTCGCCGTGGTCGCAACAGCCGACAGGGCAGTCGCCGTCGCCAGCAGGCTGACGTCGGCCTTGAACGGATCGCGGCTTCCGTCGCAGACGTCCAGGTTGATATCGCCGTCCGCAGCTGCGGTGCCCGTGAGGTAGGCTCGGCTCGGCAGCTTGCCGTGGATGGCATCAAGTTTCGTACGATCCGATGACGTGAACGTGTCGCCGGCCAGCGTGGTCACCGAGATCACCGGCACGATCACCGAGCGGTAGAGCGTCTTTGCGCCCTCGACCACCGTCGCTTTCACGATGACCTGCTCGACGGCGTGCGTGCTGCCGACCGAGTAGGTTACGCGGTAGTGCCCGTTGGTCGGATTGGTGACGGCGCTGAGGTTTGCCGACCGGCTGGTGCCCGCAGCGTTCTCGGCAGCGAACGTCGGCGTGCTGTCGGCCACCTCCATGTTGCCGTTGAGGTCGTACAAAAACAGGTCGATCGTGTACGTCGTCGAGCCGCTTCCTGGCACCACCGCCTGGCTCGGCCCGACCATCGCCACCTGTACGCCGTTAGCAACACTGGACAGGCTGGCCTCCAGTGCGACGGCCCCTCCCGAGAGGTTGTCGAGGTAGCCAGCGCGAGTCGCGCTCAATCTGCTCGTCAACGTCGCTGTGTTGGTGGCCGCCGTCGTGGCCTGCGTCAGCGTGGAGGCGATGTCCGCGTTAGCCGGCGCTGTATAGTTCGCCGCCAGCAGTGCGTTGTCTGTGCCTCGCATGTTCGACGCGGGCACCGGGTTCGTGTTCAGCTCGCTCCGCACCTGCGCAGCCGTGAGCATGGACCTCGAGGTAACCGCCGCATCGAGGTTATCGAGGTTCGTGGCTCGCGTGGCGGTCAGGCGAC